TGAATAAGAAGGCAACCGAAATAGATGATTAGTGCTGAATATTCAAAGAGTTAATGGCAAATTTGGCATGCTTTTTACTTTTTCGTAAAAAGCATGCCTCTATCCATAAAATCAAATAGTTATAATCTAATTTTGGAGAATGTTTTTTTCAGCGCCCTTTTATCTGATCGCTGAAAAAACAACAAATAGTATAAAAATGAACAATCCGAATCCATGCATGACGTGTGGTGCCTGTTGTGCATTTTTCCGCGTCTCTTTTTACTGGGCTGAAGCCGATGATGCTGGCGGAAACGTCCCGGTCAGTCTCACTGAGCAAATATCTCCTTTTCATCGCTGTATGCGCGGCACCAATCAGAAAAATCCCCGATGTGTCGCTCTGGCCGGCCCCCCCGGTGAAAACGCATATTGCTCTGTTTACAAAAACCGTCCGTCCACATGCAGGGAATTCGCAATGTCCGGCGAAAATGGCATCGCGAATGAAGCATGTAACCGCGCACGGGAAAAATATGGATTTCCCAAAATCTGAATATTCTCCGCCGTGCAAAAATGCGAACAACATCACTTCACTAATCAGCCTGATACGGCATACTTAGCACGCTAATTATGATAACAAACTAATACCCTAAAAAACTCATGGTTCCGGGACTGGCCGTGGTCCCGTTTTTTTTACTCAGCTTGCAGGCCATCCGACAACATAACTGCGGATCGCCTTCAGCTCTGTCAGCGCCTCAACCTCTGCTTTCATCTGAAGCTGACGTGTATTAATCTCCACACCTTTCGCAAACATCGCCTGCTCTGTCGCATCTGCCAGCGCAATTATCTCCGCCGCCGTTACCGGCACCACATTATTATCCCCGTCCGTCCAGGCAAACCCTTCCGGAAGACGGTTGTTCTCTGCCATCAGTCGTGTCGTGCTTATCCTGGACAACGTCTTCTTGCCGTAATCCCAGTTCCTTCCGTTGAATTCCATCACGTATTCCATATTCTCCTGCACATCACGCCAGATATTAATCTCTTCCCTTTTCGCCGCCTTTGCCGCTTCCAGTATTGCTTCCGTGGCAACAAAGGCACTCACACTTCCGTATGTTCCTGCTGTCAGCCCCGACCACAAGGCTTTTCCGTGTTCTGTATTATCCGTTTCCGTTGCGGTATACGGCAGCCATACCTGCTCTCCTTTTTCATTGACCGCATCTTCAAACTGCACCTCACAGTTTATCCCGCCGTATTCGTTGCAGGCTGCATTTCGTACTGCAATAATCTCTTTTCCCTTATCCACCATGACCTCCTCATGATATGCGCTGAAATAATCCTGCCTGTCTTGTACCTGCAGCAGATGTCCATATTACCGGACTACATGCACGCCACGTGCCCGGTAAACGGGTCTCCCCCACACGAGAGGAAGCAACCAGGGGAGTACCATTCGAAAGGCAACATGCAGACAGTGATGAGCCGGCAATAGCTGCGCCCGGTGCCATATCCCCCGAATAACTCGTCGCATAATACGCCGCAAGGACAAAAGAACCGACACCAAACAGCCCGCTGTCAGGACTTCCGGATGGTCCCCGTGGTCCTGCCGGACCTGCGGCTCCCGTATCCCCTTTCGGTCCCTGAGGACCTGCCGGACCTGTGGATCCTGTATCCCCTTTCGGTCCCTGTGGCCCTGCCGGACCTGTGGCTCCTGTATCCCCTTTCGGTCCCTGTGGCCCTGCCGGGCCTGCGGCTCCCGTATCCCCTTTCGGTCCCTGCGGTCCTGCCGGACCTGTGGCTCCTGTATCCCCTTTTGGTCCCTGTGGCCCTGCCGGACCTGCGGCTCCTGTATTTCCTTTCGGTCCCTGTGGCCCCGCCGGGCCTGCGGCTCCTGTATCCCCTTTCGGTCCCTGTGGCCCCGCCGGGCCTGCGGCTCCTGTATCCCCTTTCGGTCCCTGTGGCCCCGCCGGGCCTGCAGCTCCTGTATCCCCCTTGTCGCCCTTCGGTCCCTGTGGACCTCCCGGGTCGCCCTGCTCACCTTTCGGGCCGGTATGCCCTTAATCGTACAGTTTTCATTTACCGTGACGTTGTTGAGCGTCCCGGCGTTCGCATTCACACTGCCACTGATATCCGCATTTTTAGCGGTCAGCTTTCCGTCCGGTGTCAGGGAAAATATCCCCGCACACTCGCGCAGAGGAGTCTCCCTGTCGGGCTGCGGTCTCTGTTAATGAGGGAATACAGCGACGATACGGCGCATCAACAAAACTTATTTCAGGCACTGAGTGCGGATATATTCCTGCGCCCCTTCCAGCTGCTTCTGCATTGTCATCAACCGTTCTCTGAGGATGAAATAATCCCGTTCAGCGGTGTCTGCCAGTCGGGGGCCGGTTGCATTATCCACGCTGGAGGTGCCGGTGGCTTCACGCACGGTACCGGGGCAGGTGGCGTTGACCCGCAGGCGCTTACGACCAGCGGCAACATCAGCACGCAGAGTTTCATTTTCAGCTCTCGCATCGGCTAATTCCCTCGAGTATTTTGCATCGAGCGCAGCAACATCGCGCTGGCGCTGCTGCATATCAGTAATAGTGGCATTCGCCAGTTTCAGCTCACTGACTTTTTTATCGCGCTGCGCTTTGTAGGTGATGGCGTTATCGCGGTAATGATTCAGCCCCAGACTAAGCACACCACAGGCTACCAGCAGGACAATAATCACCACACACAGAACACGGTTCATATCACCACCAACGGATTGCCCAGACCAGAACAGCAATGGCCACAATACGAATGGCAAATGCCATTGCCCGAATAAGTTCAGCACTCATCTTTTTAAAGTTCACGATTTCAGCGCAATGACCAGTTTAGCCAGCCCATACAGCATCGGAGACACAGCAATACCAACAGCCACCCACTTAATAGCAAAAGCCAGCGCTCTGCTGATGTCATCAGTCACTGTCACCCCAGCAGCCCCGACGAAGACAACATCACCCAGGCGAGGGACAGAAAAAGAGCAACCAGCATTAGTGAAAATGAAATACCGACAATCACACACAGGACCTTTGCCGGCGTTATGAGTTTGTCTGACATAGCTACCCCTTAATTGCCACAATTAACTGGGATACTACCCATAAAAAAGGGATGCTCCAGACCAGCAAAAATTTCCAGTTTGGTAATTGACTAATCATGAGTCGCAACTCCCTAATCAGTTTGCTAAAATCAATCAAGGCAGCCTCCCATAGCTTACTGCCATAAAAACAAAACCCCGCTTGCTGCCAACAAACGGGGTTTTTACTTTTATTCACTTACGTTTCGCCAGTTCGCAGGATTTCATGTTATCCGCCCGCGTGGCCATGCCTTATTTTTCAGCAAAATATTCTGCTTATCTGTCGATACCCCAGCACGCCAGCGCGCTCTCCTGGTCACGACGGGATACCTGACCGTAGCAGTTGTTTGAACGAATACGGCAGTCTCTGCCACCGTCCTTAATCCACCAGCGAATCGCCTCACATGCTCCCCTGCGATCACCAGCATTAATTCGTCTGTAAAACGTCGACGGGAAACACTTACCGGGACCAATGTTGTACGGACAGAATGACGCGATCCCCGCTTTCTGGGGTTCGGTCAATGGCACTTTGATGTTTTTCTCCACCCATGCCAGCGCCTTATCACGTTCGATGGCGTTAACCTGGTCGCATTTCTCCTTCGACAACTTCATGCCCGGGACGACAGGTTTACCATCCACCAGAATGGCACCGCGACAGATGGTCCAGATACCCGCGCCATCACGGTATGCCGTGGTGTGGTTACCTTCCTTTTCATCCAGAAACTGGTCGAGAATGTCAGGCGCAGGCGCACCAGCGGCAATCAGCGCCAGAACGGCAGCCGACAGGCCGTATTTGATTTTGGTGTTCATGGATATATTAAATATTCAGCCGCTGTCCCTGGCCCACTAAATACGCACTTTAAGATAAGTCAGCCCCGGATGAAGCCAGTAAGCCGGCACTTTTTTAAAGGGTGGAGTATTAAAATCACGAAGAAGAGCCTCCCGCACAATTGCATCCTTATCAGCACCACTGGCCAGCGCTTCAATCTCAGCGGCTACCTGAAGATATCCCATGCAACGGCCAACGCGCTTCATCAGCCCCTGCTTTTTATTGTTCTTCAGGTAATCAATGGCAAATTCAATGAGCTCCTCACTGTGCTGGTGCGATGGAGGTGTTACTTTCCCATTTTCTGAGATGGTTATTTTCCCAGCATCACCGGATACAACAAAGGATGGCCGGTTACACTCCCATTCCAGCTCACTGAAATTATCATTATGAATACTGAAACACTCTGCGAGATTTCTGCTCATCACTTTCCGACAATAATCGTCAAACGCAGCAAACTGCTCATCGCGGCGTTTTTTTTCATCTTCAGAAGGCATCAGCGCCGACAGTTTTTATTCAGTTCAGCAATTTCATTTTCCAGACGACTGAAGCGCTGATTCATTTCTTCATGGTTCATCACCTACTCTCCCCGTGCCGCCTTACGACGGTCCTCTCTGATTTTGAAATACAGGTTCGTCAGGTACGTCAACAGACCAAACAGCAGACTCCCCAGCACGCCTATTGCCGCCCACTGAGACGGGGAAACCCTGTCCAGCAACTGCAGGAACCAGTAGCCCGTCCCCACCGCTGACGTGGTGTATGACACACCTGTTGTGATTTTTTCCATCTGGTACATACCCCGTCTCCCGCAATCCGGAAGCTCACAACAACAAGAGGGGCATCAGCTCACACCGACACCCCCTGCGCATGGTTACATCATCATTTCGCCGTCAGGCTGAGGCTCACTGCTACCATCAGGCTGAGACCCGACGCCATCTGAAACAGCACTGTCATCCGCAATGCCTTCCGGCTCCGGAACAGTCGGTGCGCCCAGCAGTTCATCCAGAATGGCATCCACTTCTGCATCAAGACGCGCCTCAAGGTTCTGCCGAAGTTGCTGTTTCAGTGCGCTTCTGACTTCTTCAGAGCGCAGGACTTCCTTCACTGCTTCAGCAGTGACCAGCGATTTTATTTCTGACATGGTATTTTCTCGTTGAAAGGTGTTGTTAAGAAAGTTGCTACGGAATGAGAGGCTCTTCGGGTTTTGTTCCGGCTGACTGACTGGCACTGATTTTCTCAGCGGCCCTTTTGTCAATCTGTCTGCGCCAGAAATCTCTCACGACTCTGTACCCACCAGAAAGAAGATACAGCACACAAACTGCTGTACAGAAATACAACATAATCAGCTGTAAAAATGTCATTATTCATCTCCATTATTGACATGGTTAATGCCTGCCAGTAAAAAACTCCTGCATTTTTTGCTCAGCATATTTTTGCTAAGGATGTAGCGACCTCTGCCGCCGGTTCTGGCTCCTTGTTTTCCCTGCCCCGGCGGCATTTTTTTATCCTGCTTACGCGTTATTCACTTCCACTGTTATACTTTCAATCAGCACCGTATACGTCGCCGCTTTTGTGATATCCGTTACACGTAATTTGTCTGCCGCAAAAGAACCTACCGGAGACTGCGACAGCATGAACGGTGCACCATCCTGACCATCAATCACCGGCGTCACCTGAATGCTGTTATTACCGGCAAAACGGAAGCCCAGCGTATGCCATTCGTTGTCAAATGCGCCGAATGACCCCAGCTTCGTGTTCTGGTCAGCGTTACCCTTGTGGTACATCACGTTGAGGTCTGTGGCATCGCTCTGTACGTAAAACGACGCCAGCAGATTGTTACCGGCATTACCTTCCAGTGTGACACCCTGAGGCAATGAAGAAACCGGCCAGTACAGCGCCAGTGCATAACGGTTAGCAGACAGCACACCATCAACTTTAAAACGACAGCTGATAAGCCCGCCTTTCTCCAGAAGGTCTGCGCCATTACCGGCATCATGCTGCATAAACCACGAAGACCTTCCTGCCTGTTTGGTCAGCCTCAGCGCCTTACCTCCCGCAGCACCTGCATCATCAACTACCGCTGCACTCCCTCCTTCAGCACCCCATCCCTGCGGAGTCAGTAAACCATCTGACTCTGCTGCACGGTAAGAAAGCAGCGTTGTCACTGATTTCCCGTCCGTTGACGGTGTTGATGGTATGTCCGGTGACGGCTTCTCATCCGGCGGCGTCACAACCTGTCCCCCCACCAGTTCAGCCGATCGTCCTGCATGGAGAAGAATCGCTGAGGCCAGACGGTCAGAAATAATCCCCCTGCGTGCCCATGAGCTGAAATGGCTCGCACGGTCTGCTGACGTCCAGTTTTCCGACGTCCGGGAGGCTGCACCGTAATATCCTGATGCCGGAATATCCGGGTCTTCTGACGGATTGTTGGTGGGTGTGTTTGCACCACTGCTGTCCGTCATAAAAGGAACAAAGAAAATATTCTGTGCTTCCCTGCCCTTGTAACCGCCATATACCGCCTCATATTTAGCGGCGTTAAGATTCTTCCAGTAATACGTGGTGTCACCGCAAATCCACGGCACCGAGCCAGCACTTCCGCCAACGCACTGTGCAGAATATGCTGCCATATCAGCCCTGAACTGCTGCACCATAGCGGTAAACAGGCCGCTGTGCTGCTGACTGCCGTCCGCAAGATCATTTTCCCCCTGCATCCATACCACGGCCAGAAGCCTGTTTTTCGGGTTCTTCGACAGCGCCGCTTTTGTACGGAAGAGAAAATCCTGATACAACGGTTTACCCACTCCCCAGCGGGCTGAGCTGGCGGAAGCACCGGTAGACTCAGTAAATGCGCCATCATCTCCGGAGGTGAATGCTGAGCCACCACGACAGCACGGAACCAGGAGAATACCTGCATTTACCGGAATGAACGGCAGAAGCTTTTTGGCAATATGCAGCCCCTGCCCCACACAACCATACTGCCCCTTTGTCAGGTCGGCCCGTGGGTGGTTGAATCCACTCATATCAATGACGTCATGCAGACAGTGGTCAGCTGGAATAACATCATTGTACGCACATGCAGCTCCCCCCGGCGTCACCGTACTACGGCGCGCCAGCTGCATAATGCGCGGCTCAGGGCGGTCATAGGTTTCAGGTAACGGCAGCCCTTCGCCAAAAGCCATACCATTGGACTGACCGGCAAGGACGACAACATAGTAATATTCCGGTTCGCTGGTGGTGCTGATAACTGTGCCTTCTCCATCCGACGGCCTCACCACCACAGGTGTGGTGACATCACCTTCCGCCGCAATGGCCTGCATCAGGGTATAAGGCGTGATGGCGACAGGACTGCCAAATGGCTGCCACCCCTCCCTCAGTTTTTGAGTCAGTCGTTCAGCAAGGTCTGACGGCGACGCCGCCCTGACCACGTCATAGTGTTTAAATGCCATTATTCCTCCCCTTTCAGGGATTTTCCTCAACAGTGCGGGCCACAGTCCGGCTATACGGAGAATCAAAAGAGGAGAACCGCAGCCCGCAAAACGAAAAAGGCCGCGCAGTTGCGCAGCCTTATAAACCCTGGTTAAAATCCACACGATAAAAATGACAATGCAAGTATCTCATGCTGTTGCCCGAACCCACTCGGGCTTTTTTTGCATGTAAAAAGGCTCCTGCGATGAGGAGCCTGGATATATGCCTAATCTCTGTATACAGCATGATGCCGGGTGCCTCCCGGTGAATTCTGCAATGACCAGACAGAATCCGCAACTTGCCTATACAATACGCAACCAAACATCTGTCATTATGCCCCGCCGCTCAGGGGGATTCATCATGCAGGATTTTTTTAACAAACGCTCAGCATGTCAGGCAACAGTCAACTGCCTGAATTGTGAGGCATTTAACATTTCACTGTCCGGTGTCTTTCCTGTAATAAAAAGCCCGCAAAAGAGAGTCAGGGCAGATAAGTGTGGTGTGGCGCGTTGTACTGGATTCGGACCAGTGACCGATTGCTTAGAAGGCAATTGCTCTGTCCGGCTGAGCTAACAACGCTGAATACCGATAATGGACCGCCATCGGGGACCCGAACCCCGCGCAACCAGCTTCGAAGGCTGGCGCTCTGTCCTGATGAGCTAATGGCGGTATGTGATGGTGGCCCTTGCTGGATTTGAACCAGCGACCTGGCGATTATGAGTCGCTCGCTCTCACCACTGAGCTAAAGGGCCGGGTAAAAAAATAATAATCAGATGAAAATCAATAATCAAGCCCTTGCCTGGATACATATCTGTCTGGCGGGAAGCCATAATAGCGGTGAAATACAGAAATAAAGTAGGACCTGCTTGAGCCTGTACATAGATTTGTGTAATTGCCTGATTTTGATATGTTCAATCCAGCATCAAATGAAGGTTAATTTATGGACGAAAAACAGTTACAGGCTCTGGCTAACGAACTGGCCAAAAACCTCAAAACCCCTGAAGACCTCAGTCAGTTTGATCGGCTGCTGAAAAAGCTCAGCGTTGAAGCCGCTCTCAATGCAGAGATGACACACCATCTTGGGTATGAGAAAAATCAGTCCAGACCAGGAGCTAACTCCCGCAACGGTTTTTCCACAAAGACCGTTATCACAGGCGACGGTCCACTGGAACTGCGTACTCCGCGCGATCGTGACGGTACCTTCGAACCACAACTGGTAAAGAAAAATCAGACCCGTATTACCGGGATGGATAACCAGATCCTCTCGTTGTATGCCAAAGGGATGACCACCCGTGAGATAGCTGCTGCGTTCAAAGAACTGTATGACGCAGATGTTTCACCGGCACTGATATCAAAGGTTACCGATGCCGTGATGGAGCAGGTTGTAGAATGGCAAAACCGACCACTGGATGCTGTTTACCCCATTGTTTATCTTGACTGTATCGTCCTGAAAGTTCGGCAGGACAGTCGCGTCATCAACAAATCGGTGTTCCTGGCACTGGGCATCAATATCGAAGGTCAGAAAGAACTGCTGGGTATGTGGCTGGCCGAAAATGAAGGGGCGAAGTTCTGGCTCAATGTGCTGACTGAACTGAAAAACCGCGGTCTGAACGATATCCTCATCGCCTGTGTGGATGGCCTGAAAGGCTTCCCGGATGCCATCAACACAGTATACACGCCTTTTGTGCACTTTGCCCACACTGGCGGCTTACCATCCGGATACTGGATCTTGTTTGTAAAAACCTCGCTTTCAATAAATTTTTTTCCGTGACAGCAGGGGCACTGTTTTTTGCTCGCCGCGCTACGGGCATAATCTTCAAACGCATACGAAGCCATAATACGCATTACTGCCGGTTTTATTTCTGCCGGGAGTTTTCTTAACGCCGCCACGCGATCACACCGACTGAGTGCATATTCTGTCAGCAATTCTGTTGCCCGCTCTCTGTCATTCATACTAATGCCCATTTTCCCAAGGAACGCAGAAAACCCCATCTCAGCCCGATTCTGTGTCATGCCCTGCGCGGCCATCACATCAGTGATACTCAGCGCATCTTTTGACGTTGAGGCCGATGCATCGGTCAGGCCAGGGGATTTTGGGGAGTAGTATTTCGGTAAATCTTCCAGTTTCATTTTTTGACCTGCCCTTCAAGCATTATGGGGTAAATCTTCACCCCCCAGACGTCCACCAGATACTGGCTTTCCACGTACAATATTGATTTCATCAAACTGCTCATCGTCCATTAACAACCCCGCGTGCGTCAGCGCATCCAGCGGTGCTTTCAGGATATTGTCCAGGTCGCGACGACGCTTATCCGGTGGCTCTGCAATCACCTTTATCGCCAGCCTTCCGGACAGGCTTAATTTCAGCCGCTGCTGGCGAACAATAAGCGCCACAGCCCGGCGATAACGCTTTCCCTCCTCCGAGATAAAATATGTGCTGCCACGGCGTCGCCAGTAAGTGTTCACCGTCGGCGGGTAAGGTAAAACCAAATCTATGAGCATCAGTCACCTCTTTTACCCAAGCACGCCAGTTGCAAAGGCGTGATCAAGAAAACGAAAAATTAAATCAACCTGAGAACCATGCTTTTCTTCGAACGCCAGCGGATCCGCATGAAGCTCGTTGTGATGCTCCCGACACAGCGGTAGCGTGAAAATATCGTGGGATTTTGTTCCCATTCCGCCCTGACCATGACCAATCAGGTGATGGGGATCGTCGGCTGGCTTACTACAACACGCACACGGCTGTGTCTTCACCCAGCGTGTGTATTTCTCGTTAACCCAGCGGCGACGTTTAGGTCGTTTCATGAAAGATTCCGGAGACTCAGGATCAACGGCAATGCTGACCACCGTCTTTTCCTGTGGTGGGTTCTGTTGCTGGTGGGCGTGAGGCAGCGGCGCAAGATTTTTTGTGCGCTGTTTCAGTATGCTGGTGGCGGTCTGCTCTCCCGGTACGATGTCGCTTTCACGGTACATTGAGCGGATTTTTTCCGCACGCAACCCCAGCGAACGACGTAATACCGCTTCCGGTAGCGCGTCCGCCACCTGATTGCGGACCGCCCACCAGGATAATTCAGCCAAAGATAATTCACGCTCCTGCGTACCGCTTATTGCGTGACCGATGACGTCAATCATCCATGCTGACAGGTTTTGATAAGCAAGTTGCTCGAGTGATTCGGATGTCTGGTCACGCAGCTGGTTGTCGCAGTGCCAGCACAACACCATTGCGCCGGTACCATAACGGTGAATGACGGTTTCGCTGTGATGATAATCGCCGTGTGGCCACTGGCAGGATTTAATATGGCGCAACAGCCAGTCAGACAATGCACCAGCACCACCAGCAGCACTAATCACCCGTGCGTTACTGAAAAACGGCAGCAATGTTTTGTCTTCCACTAGCGGCTGGTGAACGGCAGGAACAACCCCGGACGGCAGATTACGCATGCTTTTCGGTTCCGGCTCCACCAGTACCCGGGTATTGTGGAATACCGGCATGGATTCACGGCCCGGCTTAACGATCACCAGCCCGAGTTCCGGTACCAGAACAGGTCGAAGTAATACCCGCACGTTACCTCCAGATGCGTTGCTGGAATGTGCGGGACGGACGCGGTGGGCGCTCGGAGTAAGGAAGCCTGACGGAGATTATCCAGTGACGATAATCGAGGCTGAGGGCTTTCTTAATCTCGTATCCGTGTCTGCGGTAGCACTGAATTAGCCACTCGGCCTGTTCTTCAGTGCATGGGGGATGCTGGAACCAGTCAGATTTGAAAGTGCGGGAACGCCGCCCGTGCCTGCTGGCAAAGACGGCAGAATCATCAGAATTGTGTAATTTGGTATCGTGCGCCATCGGTTGTCTCTGCTGGCGCAGCAGGTGCCAGTTGTTCAGGCTGGCGTGCGAATTGTAAACCAGAATGCTAGGAAAAAACAAAACCCGCCGAAGCGGGTTAAGTGCGGGTGCGTTGAGGATGCCTGACACATCAGAGGTGGCGAGGGATTCTCCCCATAAGCGCTAACTTAAGGGTTGTGGTATTACGCCTGATATGATTTAACGTGCCGATGAATTACTCTCACGATAACTGGTCAGCAATTCTGGCCCATATTGGTAAGCCCGAAGAACTGGATACTTCGGCACGTAATGCCGGGGCTCTAACCCGCCGCCGCGAAATTCGTGATGCTGCAACTCTGCTACGTCTGGGGCTGGCTTACGGCCCCGGGGGGATGTCATTACGTGAAGTCACTGCATGGGCTCAGCTCCATGACGTTGCAACATTATCTGACGTGGCTCTCCTGAAGCGGCTGCGGAATGCCGCCGACTGGTTTGGCATACTTGCCGCACAAACACTTGCTGTACGCGCCGCAGTTA